GAACTAGGAGGATGTGTAAAACAAATTTCTGACTTTGTATTCGCCAAAGAACAAATAGAGAAAAAAGCAAAAAAGAAAAAAGCAGGTGGGGGTGGATCTGATCTTGAAGAGTTTATGGCTCTTGAACAGATAAAAGAAAAAGAAGAAGAACTTAAAAAGATTATGATATATCTAGGCAGACCGGGGTTGTGGCAGGATTGGCAAGCCTTTCAAGCTGAAGCTCGTAAGTCTAGAAGATACGCAGAAAAGATGGCAGAAAAAAGACGAGAAGAACTGCTAGAGTATCTAACGTATTTTATAGTCTTAATGATGATCGCAGGCTTTTGTTTCTTATTGGCTTTGGTTTATATGGAATACAAATAATATTGACAAATCAGTAGTCTATCTGTATAATCCTAAAAAGGAGCATCTCTATGAAAAAACTAGCCGCACAAGCGTTAGCTTTTCAATATCAACTACAAATTGAAAATGCACAAGCTGTATTAAACAACAATAACGCAGCTTTAAATATGGTCGATCAGGCACTACACGAAGTTATAACTGCAAATGAAAAATTAAGAATATTAAATAATATGATGCAGAACGTAGTGAAAGAAGTAGAAAGTGAAAAAGAAGAAAAGAGATCCTAAAGTTGGTACAGGCAAAAAGCCAAAAGGTAGCGACAGACGTTTATACACAGATGAGAACCCTAGAGACACGGTTAGCATCAAATTCGCTACACCTGCTGATGCCAGAGCAACGGTTGCGAAAGTTAAAAGAATCAATAAACCGTATGCGAGAAAGATACAAATCCTTACAGTCATGGAGCAACGTGCAAAAGTGATGGGTAAGACACAAGTTGTAGCAATAGCAAAACGAGCAAAAGAACAATTAAAGAAAGCACGTAAGAGTGGGTAAGTACCGAGTAATCAAACTAAAAAAAAAATTTACGATTACTGATACCGACTGATACCAAACCTTACAAACTACTGACTCCACAGCAAGTAGCAGACATCAACAAAAAACTAAATAGTCCAATTCGCAAAGCCAAAAAAAGAAAAGATTATTTAGAAACTAAAAAAGTCCAAGAGAAGCTAAAACATGGCGAGCAGTTATCTAGTATTAATCAACAACGTACTAAGAGATCTAAACGAGGTAGAGCTAACAAGCTCTAACTTTTCTGCATCAAGAGGTATACAAACTGCAGTGAAAGATTACGTTAATCGTGCAATAGATGACATAATAAATGCAGATACCGAGTGGCCCTTTACAGTTGTTAATAAAAGTTTTACAACCACTGCAGGCACACGTCTTTATACTAGATCTGCATTAAGCACAACAAATACAAAGACGGTAGACTTTGATAGCTTTACATTTCTTGAAGCTGCAGACAAGAAAGAAATTACACTTGAGTTTTTAACTTACAGTGAGTATCTTGACAACTATCATGAAAGAGATACAGATCCAACAGGTAATTCACGAGCCATACCAGTGTATGTTTACGAAGATCCACAGAATAATATTGGTTTGTCTCCTGTGCCTGATAAAAGCACATACACCGTAAAATATTATTATTATGCCACGCACACAGCGTTAAGTGCATCAACAGATACCTCAGATATACCTGATAGATTTGAAAACGTGATAATAGAACGAGCAAAGTATTATGCGTTTACTTTACGTGGTGAAGTGCAAAATGCACAACTTGCACAACTGCAGTTTGAAAAATCAATCAAACGTATGCGTGTAGAATTAATTAACAAACAATTATATATGAGAGCCGTCTAATGCCAGAGTTAAGTCAGACAGGTGCGTTTCCATTTGTATGTGAAGGTGGGTTAGTCCTTAATCAATCTACGTTCATAATGAAACCCGGTCAAGCACTTGAGCTTCTTAATTTTGAGCCTGACATCGAAGGTGGCTACAGAAGAATAACTGGCTTTAGCAAATACGTAACAGCAGTTGTGCCACAGACAAGTTCATCAAGTGAAGAGGTTTTGATGGTTGCAACATTTGGATCGAGTGTTGTTGCAGCGAGAGGTGAAAAGATATTTAGTGCTACCCCCGGTGGCTCAAGTTGGACAGAGCGAGATACTGGTAGAAGTAGTGCAGGCAAGTACACATTTCAAAGATTTAACTTTGATGGCAACGATAAATTAATTGTTGCAGACGGTGCAAACGCACCGACAGTGTTTAACTCATCATTTAGTGCAACGGATGTAAGTGAGAGTTCTGTGTCTGGTGCAAAGTTTGTAACTGCATTTAAAGATCACATGTTCTATGCAGGCAAGTCAAGCACACCACAAGAGGTTGTGTTTAGCCAACCGTTTGATGAAGATGCGTTTAATAGTGGGTCTGGTGCAGGTAGTATCAAAGTTGACGATACTGTGACAGGACTCAAAGTATTCCGTGATAATTTGTTTATCTTTTGCGAAAACAGAATATTTCAACTTACTGGATCATCACTATCTGACTTTGCAGTCAAACCTGTAACAAGAAACATAGGTTGTGTAAACGGACAAACTATACAGGAATTTGCAGGTGACCTTATATTCTTAGGTCCTGACGGATTACGCACCATCGCAGGTACTGCAAGAATTGGTGACGTTGAGTTGGGTACAATAAGTTCTAACGTACAAAGCTTGTTTGATGCCAACTTATCTGACTCTGGTAATTTTACGTCAATCGTAATACCTAACAAAACACAATACAGAATATTTTTTACAAAAAGTGGTCAAGGTGAAACTTTAACAAAAGGTGTAATTTGTGTGCTTAGAGGTCAACAGTTTGAGTTTGCAGAAATGAAAGGCATAAGACCGACAGCCACAGATACATTTGTATCTTCAGGAGATGTGATAGCTATACACGGATCAGGAGATGGATTTGTGTACAGACAAGAGTCAGGCAACGATTTTGATGGCACTGCTATTTTGGGAAGATACCGTAGTCCAGATCTTACAATGAACGATCCGGGGATACGAAAAAATATGCAAAGGGTCATAGTAAACTATGCACCTGAATCATCTATAGATGCAGACTTGTTTGTTAGATATGATTATGAAAGTAAAGACTCAGCACGACCTGCAGCTTACGCTTTAGATTCTGAAGATGTTGCTGCAATATATGGAACAAGCACATATGGTGTAAGCACTTCAGCGTCAGGAACGTATGGTGGTGCAACACAACCTCTCGTAAGACAACCAGTAGAAGGATCTGGATTTGCAGTAGCTTTACGAGTGAATGATGGGGGAACAACTGCACCTTATTCGTTAAAAGGATTTCAGTTAGAGTATCAACTAGGAGCTAGAAGATAAATGGGAGCAACCTACACAAGACAATCTTCTTACACTGACGGAGACGTTATAACTGCAGCTCATACCAATGATGAGTTCAATCAGTTATTAGCAGCCTTCCAAGCGAGTACAGGACACACTCACGATGGCACAGCCAACGAGGGTGGCCCTATAACTAAGCTATTAGGCAACACGCTTACGTTTGGTGCAGGAACTGCAGGAACAGATATAACAATTACATTTGATGGTGAAACATCCGATGGTGTCCTTAAATGGATGGAAGATGAGGATTATTTTGAGTTTAGTGACGACATACTTGTTGCTTCTACAGAGAAGCTACAATTCAGAGATACAGCTATATACATCAATTCGAGTACCGATGGACAACTCGACCTTGTAGCAGATACAGAAATACAACTTGCAGCCACAACAGTTGATTTAAATGGTAACTTAGATGTATCAGGATCATTGACGTTAGGTGGCACTGCAATAACATCAACTGCTGCAGAGTTGAATATACTTGACGGTGTTACGTCTACGGCTGCAGAGTTGAATATACTTGACGGTGTAACATCTACCACAGCAGAACTAAATATACTTGACGGTGTTACGTCTACAACTGCAGAGTTAAATATACTTGATGGAGTAACGTCTACCACTGCAGAACTAAATATACTTGATGGTGTAACCTCTACTGCTACAGAACTAAACATCATGGATGGTGACACAAGTGCATCGTCAACTACACTTGCAGACGCAGACAGAGTTGTGGTCAACGATGCAGGCACAATGAAACAGGTTGCTTTGACTGACTTCGAGACTTACTTTGAGTCTGCACTAGATACACTATCTAATGTAACAACAGTAGGTGCATTAAACAGTGGTTCAATAACAAGTGGTTTTGGTGCTATAGATAACGGTTCATCAGCCATAACAACTACAGGTACAATTACGTATGGTAGTTTATCTGACGGTAGCATAACTATTACAGCGTTTGTTGATGAAGATAATATGGCATCCAACAGTGCGACTCTCGTGCCTACACAACAATCTGTAAAAGCTTACGTTGACACTCAACTAACTGCTGAAGATTTAGATTTCCAAGCTGACAGTGGTGGTGCATTAAGCATAGATCTAGACAGTGAAACCTTAACGTTTACAGGTGGTACAGGTATTGACACAAGTGGTAGTGGTAATGCTGTTACCTTTGCGATAGATTCTACTGTAGCCACTTTATCAGGAACACAAACACTTACAAATAAAACATTAACATCACCAAAAGTAAACGAAGATGTAGCAGTAACTGCAACTGCGACAGAAATAAATATCTTGGATGGTGTTACATCTACGACTGCAGAACTAAATATATTGGATGGGGTAACGTCTACTACTGCAGAACTAAATATATTAGATGGGGTAACATCTACTACTGCAGAGTTAAACATATTAGATGGCGTAACATCCACAACTGCAGAACTTAATATCTTAGATGGAGTAACATCAACCGCTGCCGAACTTAACATCTTAGATGGCGTAACTGCAACGGCAACAGAGCTTAACATCATGGATGGTGATACGTCTGCTTCTTCTACTACATTAGTAGATGCAGAT